CAGATGGATTTGATCCACAACCAGTATCGTACAATGCAAATACTTTTACATTGATGTAAATATCATCAGGGTCAACAACAACAGGGTCAATGGATGCCATTGCATAAGGTCTCAAATCAGCGGCAATTTGCTTTTTAGTAGCATCGTTTAGATTTGAACCTGTTTTTGTTTTAATAACAACATAAACTTTTCCATAAACAGGTGGATTGAGAGAATCTCCACCATAAGCAACTACAGAGTCTGCATTGCTATAAATGTTTTTAGTGATAATTGCATAATCTTGAGCAGTTACCGCTCTGTATTGTGCGGAATAATATCTTGGTGCATTATACTTAATAGATTCTACACTCTCTGCACTATCACCCTGTTGTGACTTTTGCTTCATAGTCAAAGCGACATTTGAAGCAGCGTATGCTCTACCATTATTATCTTCAATTCTACCAATAAAGGCAAAAGATGCGACTTGATTACCATCGGCACCAGATGTAACCAAATACTCGAGATCAATGACCTCACCATCCTTCACTGCTCTACCAACACTATCATCACCAAATCTAATCTCATACCTCATGTCTTCAGTCTCAGACAAGAAATATGAACGAGTTGTAGGTGTTACAGTAGCAACTGTCTCTGCACGACTATACAGGTCAAACTGAGTGGAGGATTCGTTTGGTCTTACTTTTACGACCAAGGTTGAAATATCTGCATCCTCAGAAGGAATTTTGTATGTCTGCTTACCAAACGTATTAACAATATACGAGAATGTAACTGCACTACCTTCATGAACAGTTACTGCATCAAATATTGCAATGCCAGTAGTTTGATTTACACTAACTGTAATATCACTTAAAGTATTCCAAATATAAGCACCACCCGACGCTACAGATCCTTTCTTAAGTGTTACTGAAGTAGGATATGCACCATTAATCTGCTGAGTGGTCAATTCAAGTCTTAAACAAGCCTTTGATGCTGTAATTGATCTAGGGACATAATTAAGCAACTTTGCAAGATTTACAACATTGTCCCGTATCGTAGCAGAAGGCAAAAATGCCTCATTCATTGCCATGTTTGCATTGAATGAGGTGTAGTAAGTGTTATATGCTAACAAGTCAATCAAATATGACAGGGATGACCCATCAAAATCATAATCAGTAAACTCGGTTCGAGTCCTCAAGTATGACTTGATTGAAGATTTAATATCTTCAAAATCTAACGCTGTTAGGTTATTTGGTTGCATTACTCTGGTCTCTGTAAAACAAATTCTATTGTCTCAACAATAGGTAAACCAACTATCTGATATTCAATAGTTACATTTAGTTTATTGCCCTCAAAAATTGGAGTAACATCTACATTTGTAAGTTTTACTCTTGGTTCATATTGATTAATTGTCAGTGCAATTTCTTCCATGATAGCATCTGCAGTAAATGCATCCAATGGTTCAAATAGTAGTTGAGAAACTGATGAACCAACTAATGGTTGAAATGGTTTTTCTCCAGGAGCAGTCAAAATTAAATTTTTAACTGCTTGTTTAATGGAGTTATCATTATTCACGACAGAGAGATCGTCGGTAAAAGGATTCTTGTCAAAATTGACCGAAAAATCCTTAAAACTTTTCGATCTTTTTAAATTAGAACCACCTATCTTTTTTAAAGTCATCTCCCTGTAAGGACTTTATACAAATGTATTTATCGCCCTTGACCCCGATAACGTTTTTTTGCATTGTTACGACTGGTAGAAGCATACTTTGTATGCTGTCCAGAACCTTGACGAGTCTTTTTGGGAGTTGCTTCGATCATATTATCGCCAGTGAGCGATTTCTTCATTTTTGCCATAATTAACCTTGAATAAGTCCAATAAAAACATTTGGGCTGCATCCAGTCACCACGGAGGTGCATGGAAATGCGGGTGAGAAATCCCCATAAGGATCTCCAAATCTACCTGCACGACGACCATTGATAAAGACCGTCTTGACGGTAGCGAACAGTTTACGAGCGTGTCCTACAGGGGGTTCCCTCCCTGCCAAAGTACCAATTGTACACCACCATGCATTATTGGGGACTACACCTGGTGGACACCCCTTTGGAATGCCAGTGTAACCCACACCATGCATAGTTGGTGTTGGATGTGGAATTAATATATCCTGATCCAGGATAGGACCAATTGCATTAATTCGGACAGTTCGTACTAACTCAGTAACAGAACGTTGAG